GAATGGAATAGATACTGGTGAAAAATCTTTTATTAAAAATATCACTTTCATAACAGAAACAATAAAAGCATCAATATTCAAAACAAATGATATATCACACCCTTTGCAAATATTAATGGATATGACTACTGATATATCAACTGATCCAGATAATTCTATCAATTGCAAATTAAATGATACTGTTATTATTAGTATGATTGAAAAACAAAGAGGCAAGGCCCTAATGGAAGATGATGATGATATTAGTTGATATGAACCAAATTTCTCTTGCAAGCATTATGATGCATTTACATATGCAGAAAGAGGATCAGATTGATGAGAACATCGTAAGACACATGATTCTTAATTCACTACGAATGTATCGCTCAAGATTTGTATCTGAGTTTGGAGAGATTGTCTTGTGCTATGATTCAAGACATTATTGGAGGCGTGATTATTTCCCAGAGTATAAACATAGTCGTAAAAAAGGTAGAGATAAAGATAAAAAAAATTGGGATAATATCTTCGAATGTTTGAATAAGATAAAAGAAGAAATTAAGAATAATATGCCATACAAGTTCTTAGAAGTTTATGGTGCTGAAGCTGATGATATTATTGCCACTCTTTGTTCAGAATCTTCTGATGAGGTTATGATACTTTCTGGTGATAAAGATTTTATCCAATTACAGAAATATCCAAATGTAAAACAATACAGTCCTATTACTAAGAAAATGATTAACGGTTTTAATCCAGATGACTATCTAAAAGAACACGTTCTAAAAGGTGATACTAGTGATGGTGTGCCTAATGTTCTTTCACCAGATAATTCTTTTGTAGATGGTATTCGACAGAAACCCCTAAGTAAGAAGAAGATAGCTGCAATGATAGATGGTAATTTTCCAAATGATGAAGTTAAGAGGAACTTCCAGAGGAATAAAACTCTAATTGATCTAGGATGTATTCCAGATGAATTACGAACAGAAATACTAGATATATATAAAGAGGCACCGGAAAACAGTCGCAGCAAAATACTAAATTACTTTATAAAACAGAGACTAAAAACACTTACAGAATCTATAGGAGAATTTTAATAATGGATTTATTAATTTCAGAAATCTTGGAAAAGGTTTCAAAAATCAAATCAAAGAAAGACAAGGTTAAATGTCTTCAAGAACATAATAGTGATTCACTACGTATGGTAATCAAGTCAGCTTTTGATCCAAAAATCAAATGGGCATTACCAGCTGGAGAAGTTCCATATAAGGGAAATGATGCTCCTATTGGTACAGAACATAATGTTCTTGCATATGAAGCTCGTAAATTGTTCCATTTTATTGAAGGTGGTAATAATGACATTAATCAGAACAAACGCGAAACAATGTTTGTTCAAATGTTAGAAGGTCTTCATGAAAGTGAAGCAGATGTTCTCGTTGCCGCAAAAGACAAAATTCTTCATCAAAAATATAAAGGATTATCTGAACCAGTTGTAAAGGAAGCATTTTCTTGGAATGACGAATTTATGCAACTAGATGGCCCTGATCCAAGACAAGGACGTTAATATAATTAAAATTTTTTAGAGTAGTTTTTAATGATTATTTTTAATAATATTGAAGTTAATGGTTCTTACAAAGCTCGACGTACTCTTGCCGAAAACGTAGTTGAATTTTGTATAGGGGAACTTATGCCTCGTATGAAAACTCTCTGGGTGGATGTTAGACTTAAAAGTATGAGAGGTGAAGATGCTACTGGTTTTTGCTGGGAAGGAGATCACAATCGTGAGTTTTGTTTAGAAATTAAACAATCTTTAAAAGAAGAAGAGTTTATAGAAACGGTTTGCCATGAGATGGTTCATGTTTGGCAAGGTGCGACTAAAAGAATGGCAGAAAAACCAAATAAGCGGTTATGGTTATGTAAGGATGGTAAATATCGTAATTATACTAACTGCGCTTATATGCGTCAACCTTGGGAAGTAGAAGCATATCGTATGCAAAGTGGTCTACTAAAGAAATTTATAGAAAGTAATTATTATGTTAAATGAAGCTCTTCTGGCAGGATTCTTATTCTTCAGTCCTGTTAATGCGACTGAAGTTAAATATGACATATCGTCAATTAAATGCTTAACAGATAATATGTATCATGAAGCAAGAGGTCAAGGAACTGCTGGTTTATTAGCTGTATCAAGTGTTGTTCTAAATCGTGTTAAGGATAAAAGATTTCCTAATACAATATGTGAAGTTGTAAAACAAGGCCCAATGAGAGAAAGTTGGAAGAGAAACGGTAAATTCTTACCTATCAGGAATCGATGCCAGTTTAGCTGGTGGTGTGATGGTAAAACTGATAAACCAAGAGACATGGTAACATATAATAAATTATTGAAAATTGCAGAGGCCTTAATATATCATAAGTTACCTTTTATAGATATTACAGATGGCGCTCTATTCTATCATGCTGATTATGTTAAACCTGATTGGGCTAAAACCAAAACAAAAACTGTAGAGATACAAGATCATATTTTTTATAAATGGGATAAAAAATGAGTAACTTTAGATTTATTGAATATGGCATTGATGTTAGTTATATCTTAGCAGACATTAAGGATAAAGATTGGGGTGTTGCTGGAAGCTTAAAAGGAGCATCTGGTGATACTGCTCCGTATGGTTTTCTTCCTCTCACTATGGCACTTGTAAAAAATGTTGATGATGATCCTAAGAAAACACAAATGCAAATAAATACACCCATGTTCAAAACCTATAAAGGAATTAGACGATGGTTAAAATCTTGGAAACTCCATCGACATTCACGAGCAGCATTCTTTAAGTTGCGGCCAGGAGAATCATTGGGGAGACATATTGATGAAGGTGATTATTATCTAACAAGAGATAGATATCATTTATCATTACAGGGAACTTATCTATACACTGTTGGAGATGAAGTTCACCAAATAAATCCAGGCACTTTCTTCTGGTTTGATAATAAGAAAGTTCACGAATCATATAACAATAGCGATGTCGATAGATTGACATTCGTTTTCGATGTACCAAAAGGAAAGAATAATCCATGACATTTGATGAATACCAAGAGTTTGCACGATCAACAGCAATATATCCAGATGAGTGTAAAATAACTTATCCAACACTAGGATTGTGTGGTGAAGCTGGTGAGGTTGCAGAAAAAGTAAAGAAGAACATTAGAGATGGTAAGTCTCTTGATGGTGTAGGTTTAGAGTTAGGTGATGTACTCTGGTACATCTCAGCACTCGCTGATGACCTTGGTGTGACGCTTGAAGAGGTTGCACAGGCAAATGTAGACAAACTAAAGTCTAGAATGGAACGTGGTAAGATTAGTGGTAGTGGCGATCACCGATGACAAGTGATATAATATCACTCACTGATTTAATAGAATCTAAGCTTAAAAAAGAACAAGAGATAGATTACTATAAAGAAACACTTCTACAATTACAAAAAAAGATTGGTGTTCTCAGTAAAGAAGTATCTATAACAAGTTTAATTATTGACATGATTGAGCAAGAAAGGGTATTGACTTTAAGTGATAAAAGGAGTAGTATTATAAAACTAGAAGAGAAGGTTAAAAAATGAAACTACCAAAAAATATTAACGATTGGGAAACCACAGAAGAATGGGAAAACATTTGGGTTTCCCAAAGAAGATATGAAAATATCTATAATGAAGCAGTAGATTGTGCTAATGATGGAGATGTGAAAGGGTTTATCAAAACAATGACCTCTCTTGCTGATGTTGAAGAAATTGATGAGAATGATTTGTATGCTTTACCCCAAGACCCAAAACATGAGATTGTTGCTAAAGCACAAATGCAACTTGGAAATTTTTTTCTTTTTGGAGCTAAAGCATCTGAAGACGGTAAAGTTATTAAAACTAAAAAAGACTTAAATAAAGCCGTTCATTACATTAAGAGTTCTGCTAAGAATGGTAATGTAGATGCTCAACAAAATCTTGCTACAATGTATGAAGATGGGATTGGCCCAGATGGTAAATCTTTACCCAACATAAAACAAGATTATAAAAAAGCATTAAAATGGTACTCTTATGCTGCAAAACAAGGTTCTGCACTTGCAAAGAAAGATGGTTTAAAAGTGTATAACAAGATTAGAGGTTAAAAAATGAAACATATTGAAATATCGTTAATGGGAGAAAATGAATTATCTATTGATGGCCAAAGCAAACCAGATGGGAATATAGAAATTCGTGAATTTGAAGATGGTGAGTGGATGGGTGGCGGTTATGCTACCTATGATAATCTTGTAGAGAAAGTGAAAGAGGCGTTAGAAGATGAGTGAATGTTATTTTACAGAAAACCATGGCTTTGGGCCAATGGATAAATATGGTTATAGCTATTCAACTGAAGAGTGCGCGTGTAGAAATGGTGATCATAAAGAGATTGGCAAGTTAAATCTTGCTGGTAAAAACTACCTTTATAGAAATGATAAAGATCAAACGGTTATTGGTTATCATGCTCTTATGGATGATGGAGAGGAACATCCAATATACAATAAAATAGCAGAAATTCAATATGAAGTATATAAAAAAAATAAAAATATTGAATTAGCATCAAAGTCATTTTATGAAAAAGTTTATGATTTAGTATATGAGAGATATGTTAAAGAAGACTCTCGTTTTTCTTCAATAATAGAAAAGTTTACTAAAGACCATCCTCAAACTTGTGAAGGTGCAATTAAGTGAATATATTCTATCTTGATAAAGACCCTGTAATTGCAGCACAAATGATGTGTAACAAACACGTTGTCAAGATGATATTAGAAAGCGCTCAAATGCTTTCAACTGCTCATCGTGTTTGTGATGGTGATACATATGCAGATGAAGTAGGTTTGTACAAGTTGGCTCATAAGAACCATCCTAGTACGAAATGGGTTCGTAGTAATCCTTTTCATTATCTGTGGTTATATCATCATATGGTTGGTCTTATGAATGAGTATACATATAGATACGGTAAAGTTCATGCTACAGAAAGACTTAAATCTGGCCTTGAACCAGTTCCTAAACAGATGCTATCAGAAACTTTTACTGATTTTATTGATCCACCTCAGTGTATGCCTGAGGAATGTAAAAAGGATGATACTGTGTTTGCATATCAAACTTACTATATAGTAGAGAAGTCTAAAATTGCAAAGTGGGTTAAACGTGAAATACCAAAATGGTTTATAGGGGGGTCTGATGGTAAGAGAGAGTCGGTCAAATTGGGTGCTTAGAAGTATGAAAGAATCTAGAGAAATATCACCAGAAGAACGCTATACTACATTTGTTCCAAATTTAAATGAAAAAAGTTATAAGTCGTTATTATATTCATTTGGTGAAGATGAGATTATAAAATTATCAAAAGAAAATAAAACTCTTTGTTACAATATAAAAGAATTACAGAAACAGCTGCAAAATGCATATATACGTATCAAAGAATTAACCAACGATACAAAACAAATGGAACTTTTTTAATGAAAGTATTGGTAATTTTAATTGTGATGTTTTTTCCTGATCCTACATATAGTGGGAAAGATTCGGTACGTATTCATACTCATAATGGAAAACCATTATATTTTACTAATGCTGATGATTGTCAAAAATGGATATTAAATGATATTGATAATCTAAAAACATATGCAAAAACAATATTTCCAGAAGCAGTTACAATTAAACAGATTATGTGTGTAAACAAAGGACAGGAAACATAATGCCAACTTATAAATTTCATGATAAAAAAACAGGTGAAGAGTGGGATGAGTTTCTCACTATGAGTGAACGAGAGGAGTTTCTTGCAGATAACAAACATATCAGGCAAGTACCTGTGCCGTTTGCTTATACAGGAGATCATATCATGGGCGTAGGGCCTAAGACTGATGCTGGATTTGAAGACCGAATGGGACAAATTGCAAATGCTCATCCTGGCAGCCCTCTTGCATCTAGGTATAAGAGTAATGAAACTCATGCACAGATTAACGCAAGGAATGTGGTAGAGAAACATAAAAAGAAAAGGCCAATAGTTTCTTGATTTAATTTTATTTTCTTAACTACATTTTAACCCCTTGTATGGTATACTAATAGAATAGGAAATCATACAAGGAAAATGAATGAAAAAGAAACCAGTTATATTG